GCAGCTGCAGGACGCCGCCGAGCGTCGCGCGCTCGAAGCCCACCAAGCGGGACAGGACGATGTCCAACAGGACGCCGTCTTCAACCGCAACGCCCGCCTTGCCGCGACACTGGCCCGCACGCGCCTGGCGCTTGCCAAGGCGAAGGCCAGCGGCGAGGCGGGCGTGGAGGGCAACTCCGACACCGATGAGACCGAATACGATCTGCCCGAAAACGAGAGGGAATGAAGCGCAAAGTCACGCCTCAGTCCGGCCCGCAGACTCGATTCCTCAAAAGTTCGGCGGACATCGCCATTTATGGCGGCGGCGCCGGCGGCGGCAAGACCTGGGCGCTGCTGCTGGAAGCGATGCGCCATCGTCTGGTCGCCGATTTCCGCGCCGTGGTGTTCCGCCGCAATCTGGTCCAGGTGAAAAATCCCGGCGGATTGTGGGACGAATCGGTGAAGCTTTACGGCCCGGCCGGAGCGAAGCCCCGCATCCAGACGATGGAATGGCGATTCCCCTCCGGCGCGCGCATCAAGTTCGCCCATCTGGAGCATGAGAATACCGTGCTCGACTGGCAGGGCGCGCAGGTGCCGCTGATCTGCTTCGACGAGTTGACGCATTTTTCGCGCGCGCAATTCTTCTACATGCTGTCGCGAAACCGCTCGGTCTGCGGCGTCAAACCCTATGTGCGGGCGACGTGCAATCCCGATTCGGAGTCTTGGGTCGCCGATTTCATCGCATGGTGGATCGACGCCAAAACCGGCCTGCCGATTCCCGAGCGCGCCGGCGTGCCGCGCTGGTTCGTGCGGGTTGGCGATTCGCTGGTGTGGGCCGACCGCTCGCGCGCGCTTTATGACGTGGCGCCCGACATCGCGCCGAAATCGGTGACCTTCGTGCCGGCGCGGCTGGACGACAATCCCGCCCTGGTCGAGGCCGATCCCGGTTATCGCGCCAATCTGCTGGCGCTGCCGACGGTGGAACGCGAACGCCTGCTGTCGGGCAACTGGAAGATCAGGCCGGCCGGCGGACTTTATTTTCAGCGCCTGTGGTGCGAGATCGTCGACGCCGCCCCGGCCGGACTCAAATGCGTGCGCTACTGGGACCTGGCCGCCACACCCAAGCGCGCCGATAACGATCCCGACTGGAGCGTCGGGGTGAAGCTCGGCCGCGACGAAAACGGCTTCTATTTCCTGCTCGACGCGATTCGATTCAGAGACGGCCCCGGCGAAGTCGAGCGCATCGTCAAAGCCACCGCCGCGCAGGACGGCAAGACGGTAAAGATCGGCCTGCCACAGGATCCCGGTCAGGCCGGCAAGATGCAGGCGGCCTATTTCATCCGCCAGCTTGCCGGCTACGACGTCACCGCCCATCCCGAATCGGGCGACAAGGTAACCCGCTTCGGCCCGTTCTCGGCGCAGACGCGGGCCGGCAATGTGCGGATCGTGCGCGGCGCGTGGAACGAGGATTTTCTCGCCGCTCTCGAAGGCTTTCCCGACGGCGCGCACGACGATGACGCCGACGCCGCCTCGGGCGCGTTCCAGATGTTTCAAACCGACACCAGCGGGCTGATCGACTTCTATGGCCGCCTGGCCCAGCGCGCGCATCCCATCAGCAAGGAGACAGACGAACATGGCTAACGATCGGACCCAGCAGGGCGCCGCCAGCGACATCGCGCCCGGCCTCGTGTCCCGCGTCGCCTCGGGCGTGCGCTGGATGGTGACGGGCAAGCTGCCCGCCACGGTCGATCCGGATTCGTGGTTCGGCCCGCTGAACCCACTGCCGCCGATGGCGCCGCCGGAAACCGCGGGACGGCAGTTCGATTACCCGGTCGGCTACAACCTCGTCACCCAGCCGCGCCAGTCCGAGCCGTTCAGCTTCCGCCAATTGCGCGCGCTGGCCGAGTCCTACGATCTGTTGCGTCTGGTGATCGAGACGCGAAAAGATCAGATCGCGCGGCTACACTGGCTGATCCAGCCCAAGAATGTTGCCATCTCCGCCGCGTCCGATCCGCGCTGCGCCCAGCTGATGGATTTCTTCGCCCGGCCCGACCGCGATCATGGCTGGGATGCCTGGCTGCGCATGATTCTCGAAGACATGCTGGTGATCGATTCCGCCACGCTTTATCCGCGCCGCACCTTGGGCGGCCAGATCTACGCGCTGGAGCCGATCGACGGCGCCACCATCAAGCGGGTGATCGATCCCTGGGGCCGCACGCCTCTGCCGCCCGCGCCCGCCTATCAGCAGGTGCTGAAGGGCCTGCCGGCCATCGATTACGCCGCCGGCGAGCTGTTCTATCTGCCGCGCAATCCGCGCACCGACCGCATCTACGGCTATTCCCCGGTCGAGCAGGTGGCGATGACCGTCAACATCGCGCTGCGCCGCCAGTTGCATCAGTTGCAATATTACACGGAAGGCACCGTGCCCGATGCGCTGATCGGCGTGCCCGAGACCTGGAGCCCCGATCAGATCGGTCAGTTCCAGGCCTACTGGGACGCGCTGCTGGAAGGCGACACCGCGCAGCGCCGCCACACCCGCTTCGTGCCCGCCACCATCTCCAAAAGCTTCGTCCAGACCAAGGACGCCGCGCTCAAGGACGAGTATGACGAATGGCTCGCCCGCATCATCTGCTACGCCTTCTCGGTCTCGCCGCAATGGGCGGTGAAGCAGATGAACCGCGCCACCGCCGACTCGGCCAAGGATCAGGCGTCGGAGGAAGGGCTGGAGCCCCTGATGCGCTGGGTGAAGGGCATGATCGATCAGATCATCGCCACCGCCTGGGGCTGGCCCGATCTCGAGTTCCAGTGGCGCGAGGACAAGGAGCCGGACGGACTGGCCCAGGCGCAGATCAGCCAGATCTATCTCGCCTCGGGCGTGCTCTCGATCAACGAGGTGCGCGCCGCCCAGGGGCTCGACCCGGTGCAAGGCGGCGAACAGCCCACCATCGCCACCAAAGACGGTGTCGTCACGTTAAAGCAGGCCGTGACGCCACCGCCGATCCCCTCCCCCTCGACGGGGAATTATGCACTTGACGTAGGACGGCCCCATACCTAGCTTCATGCTACGTGAAAGGCTGGATGTCAAAGGCTAATTCCCCCTGAGAGGGGAATATGGAGAGAGAAGAAAGTTTTTGCGACCTACAGCGCCGAGCGCTTTACAGCTATCCATGTGACAGGATAGGCCGGTGGGGCATATCATCGCGGAAACCGCCAAGGGACCGTGCGATGATTGATGTCAATTATCCTAAAATTTTGGATTTGTTCACGCAGCACCGGGCGGCCGGCCGTACCGATAGCGTCTCGTTCCTCATTTGGTATCTGGAAAATTACTATCGGCTCGATCCAATCGAAGCTGTTGACGCGGTTTGCGACCAACCCGGCGACAAGGGCGTCGATGGAATTTTCGTGAACGACAACAATCAGACGATCACAATTTTTCAGTCTAGGATACGCCAGAACCCGGACGCGATGGTTGGTGATAGCGCCCTAAAGGAATTTGCCGGCACGCTCGCTCAATTCGAGACAGCAGAAAAGATTACCGCTCTAATTGCAGCAGCCGGTACGGCCCAAGTAGCGGCGCTCGCCCGCAGGCTCGATCTGGTCAACAAAATCGCCACACATGAGCTTCGCGGCGAATTCGTCTCGAATGCTGACTTGGATGGGAACGGCGCCGCCTTCCTAGCTGGAATGCCCAATATCGCGTTTGTCGGGAAAACAACCCTGATAACCTCTTACATTTCGGATTCCCGTGCGATCCCGCCACATGCCCGAAGAACATTCGACATCGGAGGTTTTGTGGCGACGGAATACGTGGTCGATGCGGACAAGAAAGCGCTTATTGCCCCGATAAAGGCGTCGGAATTAGTGGCGCTAGATGGTATTGCCGATCAGTCGGTCTTCGCGTTTAACGTGCGCGGGCCGCTCGGCAAGACTGGGGTGAATAAGGATATCGTCGCCAGCATCGAAGATACCAGATCGCACAAGCTTTTCCCACTCTTTCACAACGGCGTCACCGTTATCTCGAAGGAGCTAGAGGCAACGACGGACACTATCACGATCACCGACTATTTTGTGGTTAACGGATGCCAAAGCTTGACGGCGCTCTATAGCAATCGAAACAAATTGACTCCAGACCTGCGCATCCTTGCGAAGTTTATCAAGATGGACCCGGAATCAGAGTTAGCGCATAGGATCACTAGCTTTTCTAACAATCAGAACGGCGTGAAGCCGCGAGACTTTAAGTCCAATCACCCAATACAAATTCGCTTAAAAAATGATTTTGCGCAGCACTACGACGGCCAATATGTCTTTGAGATCAAGCGCGGTGAGGTGCCAGAGCCGGGCGTTATGATCTCTAACGAAGATGCAGGTTTATACTTGCGGGCTTTTGACCTCAAAGAGCCATGGACGACTCATCGGAAATCTGAAGTTCTTGATGACCGCCATGCCGATCTGTTCGGGCGCCCGGAGGTAACGGCCGATAGGATCGTGTTGTGCCAAGTGATCGTTGACGAGATCAATAACGCACTCCCGAACCTCGAAAACCAACTGATCGCGCGCTATGTCTTAATTCGCTATCTACTTCTGTATATCGTGCGCGAAGTGATGGAACACGATGAAATCGGACAGCAAATGATTGAGTCCCCAGCGAATTTCGTACGCGATCCCGCAACACGGGCTAAAACTGCGGCTTGCATCCGAACTATCGTCAGCGACCTAATCATCGACTTCAACGGCGACTTGGCCGATGTCGGCGAAGATTTCGACTATCGAGATAGCTTGCGCGATAGCAAATGGGTTATTGATCTTCGGAAAAAGCTGGTTTCCGGTTACCAAAAGCAGGTTCAGCGAGGACGGATTGATTCCCTGAGCCAAGAATGGGCAGCATCGGGAACGGCATGAGTAAAAAAGACCAACTCGACGATACTGAGGTGGAGAAGCGGAGCGACGACCTGCTGAATCATATGATCAACAGGGCGCCGCAACCGCACGCTATTCGTCCCCAGTCAAATCCCCGAAGTCAAAAGAGAGTTGTTTCGGATCAGCGGGGCCGCGACCAGGGAAAATCCGACCTGGACGCTTAGGCTCTGGCGTCGTGAGGTTTTTGATAGGTCAACCGCTTGCCGACTGCACCGCGTAGGGCCTTTTCAGCCCGTTCCGTGTCGGAAATCTCAAGCGATTGCCTCGCGTTGTATCTGAAATCGAATTCACCCAGATACCGCTTCAAATGCTGCTGCGA